TGACAGTGATATCCAGCTGGTGCCATGAACTCGACCTTACGGCCCTTCAAAACAATATCGTGACCAACCTCAGCTCCTCGATCACAAAATAGGCTGTCTTTCGATGTGCTAAAAGTCATGTCTGGGAGAAACAATTTAATCCTGCTATTTCTACATTTGTAGAATAGTCATGAAGAGGGATCTGCATGCCCGTGATCCTCTTATCACTTGTCATCAATTCTGCCGCCTGCTGTAGAACGCCCTCCCTCAAGACAGTATCTGCGTCGACCTTAACAAACATGTCGTAGCAGCTCCTAACAGTGTTCCACTGGTTCCACAGAATATTGTGAGCCTCAAGCTCCGACTTACCCTTGATTATGGAGTGTGTTACCTCCACTCCTTTTTGAGAAGATATAGCATCACAGCACTTCTCAAATTGAGGCTCATTAACATAAAGTGTTCCGACAAATACTTTTGGAGTCTTTTTCATATAGTCTTTTCCCACGTTTTCTTCATTAGAAACATACAATACTGATTGTAGTATTTATCATCTCGATATAAAGATTCGACAGAAATTCCTTCTACCGAGAAACCAATATCAGAATATACCCTTCTTGCAATTGTGTTATATTCTGCTGTTGTTAGTCCTACTCGATGCAATCCAAGATCTGAAAAACAATAATTAAGCATTGTCTTCCACATTGTTTTTGCCAAACCTTTTCCACGATGACTTTCGTGAATATCTGCTCCTAAAACGCAATTCCTGTTTTCAGTATCTACATTATAGAATTTACAAAAACCAATACTCTTCCCTAATGGATCTGATATTTGTTCGCAAAAGATTTTTCTAGGATTCTTTTTCTTATTAAGAGACTTCCACCAATTCATATGGCTTTCCATGGTAATAGGAGATGGATCCGTTAAGTTTCTTAATACCAATGGATCATTGTGAAGCTCAACAAGCCATTCATGATCATCCTCTTCAACATCTCTAAGATAATACATACTCATTTACCTTGTTGGCAATTTTTACTATTTCTGACTTCTCAAGCCACCATCCACATGGAAGAGATATTTGGCTTTCGTAAAATTTATCTGTTTCAGGCAAATCTACATACTCATCTTTAAAACAACTATAATAATGGTTAGGGACATGAACAAGTCCTGCTTGTATTCCATCATCATTTAATTGCTTTATAATATTGTCTCGATCTTCAACTGAAGTACCTTCTGGTGTTAGGATTGTATGAACCCAGCACGTTGGGTACGCATCCTTAGGATATTGAAGTCGACCAATAGCAGGGTCCAAAATCTCATTATATATCGAAGCATTCCTTCGATGAACACTTATTATCGATCTAATTTTTCTAAGCTGTGTTATTCCAATAGCCGCAGAAAGGTTATTCATGTTGTATTTGAATCCAGCCTCCAATACGTCGAAATCCCAAGCCTGGCCTTTCCACGAACCTTGCTCATCCTTTGTTGCTTCTCGATCAATCCCAAACCACTTTAGAGAATTTGCCCTGTGAGCATCTTTTTCATCTTTGCACACAAGCATTCCTCCGTCGCCTGTCGTCAGGTGCTTTATTGCTTGAAAACTAAAACATGTATAGTCAGCAAAATGATCTACAAATTTCCCTTGGTATCTTGCACCAAAAGAATGTGCCGAATCTTGAATAAGTTTTAGATTGTATCTATCACAAATTTCCCTTAATGCCTTTAGGTCGCATGGGTATCCACCCCAATTCATACACATAATAGCTCTAGTATTATCTGTTATTGCAGCTTCGACACTTTCTGGATCTAAGGTTCCAGTTTTGGAATTAATATCTGCCCAAACTATTTTAGCTAACGAATTCTTAATTGGTGTATTCGTGGCAATACATGTCATGCTTGTTGTGATAATCTCATCACCATCTTTTAGATCCAATAAGTGTAGTGCTGTTTCTAGTGCGCTAGTGCACGCATTCATAAGAACAGGGTATCCATCAACCCACACTCTCATTCCATTAAGAAACTCTGTAACCTGATCTCCCTCATTAATAAACCCAGACTCTAAAACTTTCTCAATTCCCTTTAGGGCTTCTGGTATATCTACATGAACTTTGAATAAGGGGTAAATCATTCCTTTTCTACCCTTATTTCCTCAATAGATGCGCCCTTAAATCTTGACAAATCCCAATCTAAAATTCCAAGAGAATTTAGGTACTTCACTAAATCATCCTTAGTCATAAGATCGTCCTCGCTTGTATACTCAAACGTCTTATAATTGTAGACCTTGCTATCCCAAGCAGGCTTTACGACATATCTACCACAATCCTCAACAACCCTTAGTGACTCTACTGTGTTTATCAGGGATTCGTGTAGCTTTTCTCCTGGCCTTATTCCAGTTACCTTTACTGTCTTATTGTAAATATCTCCAAAAATATCAGCTAAATCCTTGATTTTCATTGCGCGGAGTTTTGGAATCCACATATCTCCATTTTCTGCCTTTTTCAAAGCATCTAAAATTAGATCAATACTATCATCTAGTGTCATGATAAATCGAGTCATTTCATCGTGAGTCAATGTTATTGCGGGAGCGTTCTCTCCAAGGTATTTGAATAGTGGAATTACAGAACCTCTAGACTCTAGAACGTTGCCATATCTGACGGCTATATATCTAGTATCAGATGATGAGCGAGACCTTTCAGTAACGACTCGTTCAGCAATACTTTTGCACATACCATAAACATTTATTGGAGAACACGCCTTATCTGTTGATACCATCAAAACTGTCCTAGGAAGTCTTGGGTGCACCATGTCTGTCTGCATAGGGACAGCCTCACAAGCATCCACAACATTCTGTACTCCTAGGATATTTGTTTTTATGCTCTCGCTTGGAAAATTTTCACATGTTCCAACTTGCTTTAGTGCTGATGCAATTATTATTGTTTGAGGATTTACCTTTTTTATGGCTCTTTCTACTGCCTGATAGTCTCTCATATCACCCACAATAAATTGAACCTCCCACTTTGAAGGTATTGCATTCTTAATTGTCCAATGTTTTCCTTCATCACGAGAAAATACGACAACATCATCACTCGGACCAAGGCGATTAATTAAGGCCTTTCCAAGCGATCCAGTTCCTCCAAAAATTAAGTATCTCATAACCTAATTTACATTATACAAAAGAGTTTTTATATACCCTCTTTCTTGAATCTTTCCAACAAATCAAGACGATATTCTTGAGATATAGCTACAACTGACGCTCCTTCAACTAAATCAACCACTATTCCACTAAAGTAATCTTCAATAAAAGATTTTGTTAATGGAGATAAAAATACCATCAGAAAAGGTTCGGGGTTTATGTTTTTAACAAGTATTGACTCCAAGCCCTCTCTTAAGTTAGAACAATTATTGACAACAACACTGTACTTATTTGGAGGAATTCTAAAGGACTTTCCACAAAGAAGGGTTATGTTCTTATGCTTAACTACGTCTCTACATACATTTGTAAAATTTTGCGGATCTTCATCAACACCATATAATGAGCTAAAGTGATCCTTTATGGCTATGAGCCTTTCAGATGACTGTGTTCCCAACTCTAGGTATGCGGATTTTGGAAATCCCTTTCCAAACTTAATTAAAACTTCATTCAAATTCATTTTTTTTCACTAAATCTCCTTGTTGAGCAAAATACAGATAATCGATATCTGTCCCTAAAAAACACCTAAAGGCATCTTCAGGTGTTTCAACAATTGGTTCCCTATCATTGAATGATGTGTTTAGAACTAAAGGAACCCCAGTTATCTCATAAAAGTAACTGATAAGATCATAATACCAGGGATTTGTTTCTTTAGTTACACTTTGTATTCTCGCGGTTTGATTAAAGTGCTCAATAGCTGGAGCTTTTCCAATTTTATCTTCTTTTATTTTGAAAACAAAACCCATATAAGGACTATGAAAATAATTTTCAAACCATTCTTCCCCATGCTCTCCCAAGATTGATGGCGCGAAAGGACGATACCATTGACGATGCTTTACCTTTTCATTGATCATCGCCTTCATGTCTGGCAAAGCTGGGTTGGCTAAAATGGATCTGTTTCCTAGCGCTCTTCTACCAGATTCGCTCGAACCATTATATACGCTAATAATCTTTCCATCAGCTAACAGTTGAGCAACTTGTCGATCTGTTACTTTTTCTACATTGACCTTATCTTTATAGGAGTCGTAACATTCAACTAAATCTATTTCATATCCGCCTTCTCCTAGATAGGGAGAGCAAAATTCCTTATCATACACCCTATCGTTATCTAAGATTGTATGATAATGATATTGCGCAGCTCCTATACTCAATCCACCATCATAAGGAACGGGCGGGATAAAAACATTCCAATCTTTTGGAAGAAAATCTTTTACCTTACCCATAGAGACACTATTAAGAGAAACTCCTCCAGAAAAGCAAATGTTTTTAATGTTCGAACCATTTGCTTGATTGAATGACATTGCCTGCTCAACAAGGGTTTCTAAAAATTCTTCGGTTACCCTTTGAAGAGCTGCTGCTAAATTGTATTTTTCCTGATCATCTTCTGCGATCAGTCTAAACTTATTCAGATAGGGGTGAACAACCTCTTCTTCAGGTGGCACATAGACGCCCCTGAGAGCATTTGAGGGAGCTGTAACAGCAAATTTGTGATCCTTACCCATCATCAAAACAAGTTCGTTGTAATATTTGTCAGAGTCTCCTAGAGCTGCCATTGCCATGACCGAACCTGCTTGATGTCCTCGTGGATATCCTGACCACAATTTAAAAACCCATCTTGTCATTCGACCCCATAAATCTCCCAATGAAAAAATTTCGCTAGGTATACTAAAAATCTTTTTCATATGATTTTTTTTGCAAACATAAATCGATACAGACTCTCCATGTTCATCGTCTTCCATTCCAGCATTGTCGATAGATATTGAAAAAGCTTCATCATATGGGGATGAAAAATAAGAATTTGCAGCATGACATAAGTGATGAGAATAGAATCTGACCTTTTCCTTAGGAAGTCTGTCATGTGTGTCATAAGTGTTTCCACCTCCTCTTTCAAGATTGTAAGAAGGCATTGGAGACACAAACTGATCTACGTCTTCAAGAGTCATGTTTCTAGGATGTAAAAATCTCTCCTCAAAAAGTTTAAGACTGTCTCCTCCTGACTCTTTGATTCGAGTATATCTTTCAAACTCTGTATGTTCTATAACCTTTCCGTCTTCCAATACAGCGTAGCCGCCATCGTGAGAATTCATTAATCCAACTATAATCATTTCATTACCTCTACAAACATTTTTTCAAAAGAATCAAACCCATTAGGGATAAAAAACTTTTCTACATTTTTAAAATTATAATCTAAAACTTCTTCACTTGATACATTATCTCTTGTTAAGATGTTCGAATTTTCAACTAAACAATCTTTATGAAGTAATTCGGGAGCATATCCAACATGTGTAGAAAGTATGGGAGTTCGTGTAGCTGCACATTCAAAAACAGCCTGTGGGCCACCCTCAAAGCGTGAACCTACGAAATATAGGTCTAGCATATTGTAAAAATCATTTAGCCTAGTAAAATTTGGAAGTTCAGAATAATGGTATCTAATATTGGATTTCTTAAGTCTGGATTGAACATATTGTCTTCGCCAACCACCAAGCAAGACCTCTACATCTTGATGAGTGCTAGACAAATCTTCAACAAAATCACAAAATACATCTGGGCCTTTTTCAAGTTTGGGAGTCTTTAAGTCAAAGCCCTCAGTATCTCTTTGAAAGCTTCCAATCAAGTATGCTTTTTCTGATATGCCATACTCTTTTCTTAGTTTTTCTTTTTCTTTTGGATACCATATCTTATTATTTATCCAAAATGGAAAACAGTATATTGGCTTGTCAGTAAGATCTTCTATTTGCTTTTTCGTCAACTCGCACGGAACATGATAAGCATCTATAAATTTATCTCTGTCCTTAAAGTCCATTATTTCAGCAGATCGGAATTTGTCTGGTACTATGTGATGAACTGAGGCTATCACTTTCTTATTTGATAATGTTTCCCTACCTACATCCTTCCAGCACCAATCGGCTATTAAATACACTAGATCAGAAGACTTTGCATTGTCTACAGTTACGAATTTGGAGCTAGGATAGTTGTGATGTTCAACCCACTCTTTTACAAACCTATCGACGACCCAATTCTCATTAGGATTTAATAAAAACACTTTCATGAAAACACCTCAAGATATTTTTTAGCAACCTTTTCTATATCGAGATAATCTGCCCTTACAAATGGCTTCTCTTCAGGTAAGGTGAAATTGCTAAAATTTAACTCATGTGGTAAATCATAATCCAAAAGCTCGAAATTGTAAGGTGTTGTTTCTGGAATAATTATTCCATTATCCCTAACGATTTCGCTAGTGCCTCCTGAGTCTGTACATATTACAGGACAACCTTCAGATAGCGCCTCTACAACAACATTTGGACAATGGTCTAGCCAGGCTAAATGAATCATGTAATCTGAATTTCTGTAAACCTTTAAGCACTCTTCGTGACTTACGCTTCCTTTAAATGCAACATTCTCTGTTAGGCTTCGATGCCCAGCCACGACTGCATTCTTTCCAAGAACAGTCATTTTTGCATCGCTCATTGTGTTTCTTATTTTTTGAAAAAGTCGAAGGTTATCTTCTAACCTTTTTTGAGGATGCCAATTTGCACTACATACAAATCTTGGGGTTGAGCTATGGGTGAAAGATGATTCGTATTTTTCAATACCATTGTGAATCACGTGAACATTGTCTCTTTTTCCAAACCATTTTTCAATCATCTGCCTATCGAATTCTGACTGAACGATAACTGCATCAACATGATCGTATGCGTTTTTTATAAATTTGTTGTTTTCTTCAAAATTATCTGGAGAGAACCATATTCCATCAACCCTTAATATTTTTTTAGATTCTGGTGCTGGTCTGTTTCTTGGAGAGATAAAGCACATATAAACATCATATGGTTCTGAGTACTTGCTTATGGTATGACCCATCTTGAGAAACTGTTTGGCAAGCCTACTGCCAAATGAATTTGGTCCAGATGTTGATTCAAAGTCAACATTGTCAAAATATATTTTCATCTATGTCTACCGACTATCGTTTCAATATCTGTACCTTCAACCCATTCGGAATACTCTTTTTTAGAGATGCCTAGATAGTCATACAGTCTTTCTCTTGAACTAAGGTCTCTATACCACATTCTAACGAAATCGTCTATTGATGATGTTTCCTTTTTACCACTTATAACTAATTCTAAATATTTTTTCATAATTCTTTCCACGGTCCTTCTAAGAAATTATTGCAAATTTTACAAATCTTCATAAGGACCCTCCTGCATTATTTTTTCTTGAGGGTACTTTTTCTGTTCTCCGCTCTCATCTTGCGTCACAGACCACCCTAAAGGCTTCGCTATCTCCATAAAACTTACAGGACCAACAGACTCATGAATAAGACTGTCAACATTTTTTTCATAATACAGTCCACTTTCGTGAAAGCAAGAGTTGTATTCTCCAAATCTTTTACTCTCTCGTATGAATGCATACCCTCCTCTTTTATCATCCCAGACTGACAGTGCTAATGGAACATGTGTTCTGTAAGTCTGTCCATTTGGGAATTTTTCCTTGACCTTTCCGTCATACCAGTCTTCTGAACGACCCCAATAGGACTTATCGTGAGGCCAATCTGTGGGATATTCTCCAATATCATAAATTTCTTTTCTGTATATTCCAGTGGTTAGAAAATGCCTATCACTACGCCTCCAATACTTCCTTTGGTCTACTAGGTCTTTTCCAACAAGTCTTGGAGTCATGTCTAGAGTGTTTCTTAGCGTTACCTTCCTAACACCATAAATCTCCAAGCAGTAACAGTCTTCCATATCCCAGAAGTCATCAATGGCTTGAGACAATACTGACTTTGTTGCGATTAGCTGAGAATCGTCTTGCAAAAACATGATAGTCTCATTCTTGCTCATCTCAATCAACTTGTTTCGTGCAATGTACTCATCATTTATCCAATCTCTATCTTTAGAGTCGTAAAAGAACGATGAAACATTTCTCGATTCAAGGTAATCTCTAAGTCCGGGTTCTGTCGAACCCATATCAACAACACATACTTGAACATCGTCACCCTGAATGTCTTCAAGGGATGTAAGTAGAGCTTTTAGGTATTTGAGCCTATTGCAAGATGTTATACAAATACTAAGAGGTTTCACACCGTAAGTGTATCACATTTGATCAATTATTTGAAAATATCTCTTAGCACAGTCTTCCCAAGAAACATTCCATTCAGTATTTTTCAACAAAGTGCTTTCTGACTTGATCAATGTAAGAAGTTCTCCAAAAGTTCCATATACATTATCCATCCCGGCAAATTCGACAGCACCACCTCCGTCTCTATGTACGACGGTTGGCATGTTGCAAGCCATAGCTTCAATGATATGATTTGGACCTGGATCGAAGCGAGAAGCGCTGATATAAATGTCATACCTTCCAAGCTCTTCCCCAAGCTCTTTTCCAAATAGTGGACTGATAACTTTTGTATTTTTGAAACTACCCCTTTCTCTTCCAATGTACGTAAATGTGTAATCTTCATTATCTCCAACCCACCCATCTAAAGTATCGTAAATATCAAAGCCCTTAAATGAGTTATTTGACCAATGATGAGTTACGAGATTTACTTTACCATTATCTATTTTTTGATTCTTAGAAAAATGATTACTATCTACACCGTTATAGACTACGTGCCTTTCTTCTGTCAACCAATCTTTAGAAAAATAGTCTTTCATCCAATTTGATACAAATATAGAAACATCTGTAATTTGTGAGCAGTATCTGAGTTTCTCATCCATATCAGATGTACCCTTTCTAGCATCACACTCATTTATTCTGTGAACTATTTTTGTTTTTGGGCAAAGACTCTTGTAGATCTTAATTTCATTGATTCCTACCCTAAGCTCGTCTGGGTCTGGGTGTATCATCAAGATCGCGTCTATATGCGATTCAAGCTTATGAATAACCTTATATCCATACTTCTCACCATATTCACATATAGCCTTTACGAATAAATTTCCGCCACCATATGGTCCCTCAACAGGTTTTCTATTGAGAAAAAGTGTTTTCATACAGAGAATGTTACTACAGATACAAAGTCTTTTGAATCAAAATTGTTATAAGTCAACTTCATCTCATTCAAGATTGCATCCTTAGTTGAGAAAATAGATGTCTCATACTCTAAAAGGCAAGGTTCAATATTTTCAAACGGAACATATTTTGTACCAATTATTTTTACTGTCCTACTTACTGACTCAGTTTCATAATCTATTACATTAACAATATCTCCAGGAGTGAGAGAAAGGTGCCACTTATCACCCATTCGTATTGTTACGTTCTCGCCACTTCTAAAATGACAGTTAGTATCTTTAAAGTAGATGTTTTTCATATTAATAACTATTCTTTAGTTATGAAGAAATGAACCCTCTATTCCTTAAAAACTCCATTTCTGATTTTTGGAATTTTGCATCATCTGTCTGAAAGGTCTCTGGCTTCATGTCTATAGTGTAATAATACACTTCCTTTGGAAAAAAGACCCTCTTATTTGTCTTGTGAAGAACTGGTAGATATATCGCCTGATCACCAGTCCTCTTGATATATTCACCATCTTCTCCAAAAAAGTTCTCTTCGGCCACATCATTAATTAGGTGCTTTCTAAAAGTTTTAAAATGAGACGAGACCCATGGATGTTTGTATGGATCAGCATTGGAAGGCATTGCGTTAGATATATTCTGAAGCGTGTCACCCCATCTGTGCGCTGTCCATAAAACCTCACATCCAGACTTGTTATAGGCTAGATTGATGTCCTGAAGAGCGCATAAGTCTGTTAGAAAATCGTCTCCATCTAACCGACAAATAATATCATCATCTCGAACAACGTCTTCCCTAATCATAGATAGTACATTTTTCACTTCCCAAAACTTTTCTTTATTTTTATGAACAAAAACTTTTGGATTTTGACCCATCCAATCTTTGATTTCGAACCCATTATGTCGAACAGAAACTTCGTTTTTCACACAATAGTTTACTATTAGTTTATCCGTCTCGTCTGTACTCATGTCATCACGTATTAAGATAATCCAGTTATCATACGTCTGACAAAAAACAGACATTAACATTCTTTCGATTGTGCTTTTCGCATTATAGCACGGAACAACGAATACAAATCTATTCTTCATAGATACCTGAAACAAATTTTGGAAGTGTTCTGGCACATTTTACTGAAGCAGTCTGTTTTCCATCCCACTTACTGTGAAAAACCCATCCACCACATTTTTCAGCCAATTCCTTGGAACGTTCCGTGATCATATCAGAAGTTACATCAGACCAAGCTGAATCAAAAAACATATTGTTTTCAGCAGTGTCTTCTGTCTTCAGGTTATATAATGATTGCCAATGTTTTCCCCAATAATTCTTATAAGTATTAATCTTTCTTTCGATATCCCACCAAGAAAAGTGAGAAACCGTTGGTAGTGCATCCGTGACGTTATCCAGCCAATTTTCATACATTGTCCGTGACTCTTCATCGTCTTGACATCTTCTACGTAGCATCTCAACTTCTGGTGTCATAAACGTCGCACAAGGAATAATCTCCCCTGTTTCACGATGAATGTAGTCGCAACCATCCGTTCCGATTCTTGCATGGTAGTCATCACTACCCTCATTGATTCTCAATTGTTTTGGAATTCCATGTCCAATAAATTTCTTATTCCTTGACAATCTCCACTTCCAAGGGTTTACGTCAACCCGAACCTTATCGAAACCACCCCAGTATTCAATCACGGGTAGAGCCAGAAGATTCATGCTCACAGGGAACTGTGACATTATTTCTATAATCCTTTCGCCGTCAAGCTCATGAACTATCTCATCACTGTCTTGTTGCCAACAAAAATCCATCTGACACTTCTGACGAGCCATGTCTTTCATCAAACCATCCCACACCGCAAATCGTGGATGATCCCAATCTAGATCAGCAGTGAAAACTTTTATTCGATCGTCTTCCTTCGCCATTTCATGAAGCCGCTCTAAAGTTCCGTCCGAGCTGCCGCCGTCCATAACAATAACTTCATCAGAAAATGAAAGCATTGAATTGATACAAGCTTCATAAGGATATTGCTGATCTATACAATTTCTTGTTGTTGTATAACCAGACATCGTTGGCCTATAGTTCATAAGAGATTTTATTCCATTCCAAAACCACTCTGGGGCAGCATAAAGATATTGTTCTATCTGGGTTATTTCACTGTCTTCTTCTGTGTGTTTTGGATTAAACCACTCCTCATCCTTGTGTTCAACAAAGTCGTTCAAAACAAGCTTGCACCCTAAAAGTTTTGCCTCAATTACCATTCTTGGGCATGTGTCTTTTCCTTTTGGTAAATACACAAAACCTTCTGCTAATGCGAACTTTCTAAGTACGTCATGATAGGGAATATTCCACACAACTTCATAATCTAAACCATTGTCTTTGCAGTACTGTTCAGATTCCTCATACCCCTTAACCCAACTCTTAGATCCCAGTACGATCCACCCTTTTCTATCCATATTCTCCGTTCTTTCACGAAGTGCTTTGATTTCAGCAAGTGTTCTTTTTCCAAAAATAGAAGAAAGAACGGTATTCTTCATATGTTCATTACTTAAGAATGGAAATAGGTTGTGGTAGTGATCCATCTGGCTTTCACCCATCCACCAAAGATGCTGGGATCCTCGATAGAATCCTGCAACCAACTTACCATGCTGAGTTTCGTGACAATCGCAATCTGCTCCTGATAGTTCTTTATGCTTTTCAGGACTTCTGTACTTACAGTACTTGTAATCGTATTCAACAATTGAGTATTTCATATTAGCTACAATTGCTGGGATTATGTTTAGGTCTAATTGTGAGAAGTTCCCAAAGATCCAAAACTTACTTTGACCTTCTTTTAGAAGTTCCATTGTTACATCTTTAGAATGCAGCTTCATAACTTCAAATGGAGAGCTTTGTATTAGTGCTTCACTTGTTAATTCTGCTCCTCCAACATAATCTTCAACAAACATGTCAGAAACCCAGATAATTTTTACCTCTTCTGATATGGCTGGTCCGAATATAGTATTTTGTGTAAAATCCATTAAGTATAATTTAGTAAATTTAATTCATATGTAAATTAAATTAAGACCTTAATTTAACAAGAATTTAACTCCTATTAAATTAAGATCTAATTTAAAATTACTTAAGTTAAATTAAATTTAATTAATTTAAGGGTAATACAGAGGATCCTATTTGTATCAATTTATAATTAATTTAATTATATTTAAAGAATATCTGCTGCAATTGTAGCTAATTCAGATCTCTTTCCCTTTGTTAATATAATATGCCCAGCAATTGAAAGATCTTTAAATTTACCAACAACCTCAGATAAGCCATTAGAGAAGATATCTAAGAACTTATTGTCAATTTGTTCGATATCACCCGTTAATACAATTTTAGATCCTTCAGCAGCTCGTGTTAAAATTGTTTTCAAATGTTCTTTAGAAATATTCTGACACTCATCAACAATAATAAAGGATTTAGGAATAGATCGTCCACGAATGTAGCTCATTGCTTCTACAACGATTGTTCCTAAATCAAATTGTATGTCGACATTTCTTTTGTTTCCACCAAAAAGTACAATTAAATTATCAATAATTGGCTGTGTCCAAGGAGCCATTTTTTCTTGAATCGTTCCTGGTAAGTAACCAATGTCATTACCAACAGTAACGATAGGTCTAAGAATTATGATCTTGTCATAAATTTTTTCATTAATAGTTTGTTGAATCCCAGCTGCTGTAGCAAGAAACGTTTTTCCACATCCGGCCTTTCCAACAAGACTGACCAATTTAACGTCCTCATCCATGAGTAAGTTGGTTGCAAATATCTGCTCTGAGTTTGCAGGTCTGATTCCCCAAGGTGATTCTTTTTCAACTAGTTCAAGAACAGTCTCATCCATTGACATTTTAACCCTACACAATGTGTTGGAATTTAAAATAATCATCTGATTTGGATAAAAGTCATATGCCGAGGTGATAGTATTAGGCAAAGTTACTTTCTTAATACTATAAAGTTCATTAACTAAATCGCTGTCTAGTTCAAGAGAACCCGTTCCTGAAAGAACATCTTTTTGACCCCTATGCTTAAAAGAATCAGAGGAAATACCCAACCCAGAAGCAATCATCCTGAGACCAATATCATTGCTAAGGATGATTGCGGAGCAATCTTTTGCACAGGATATAATTTTCAGATCATTGGTTTCGGCATTTGGATCGCCATAAACAACCTTTATCGTTTGACCAGACTCTGCTACAGAGATTCCGCTCATAAGATTTCCATTCTTGGAAACATTGTCAAGGAATCTCACAGACTCTCTAGCATTTCTCCCTATGCGCCCTTCGTTATGACGTTTTCCGTCAAGCTCCTTAAGTACGCAAAAGGGAATAATGATCTCAACTTTTCCAAGTATTTCAAATACTTTAGGGTTGTCGAGTAGGACACTTGTATCCAGGCAATATGTTTTCAAATTTTAGTATGCTCCATCTGGTTTAAGGACAAAATAATGAAAAAGAAATATCCATTAACTGTTATTCAAAATGATACGTGCTTTGCAGCACATGAAAGACTTAACTTATCTTGCAAGAAGGAATCGTGCAGATGCTGGTTTGATAACCTAGATTCAAAAAACTGTGTAAACATTACTGCAAAGAAAGGTCCTGAAAAACAAGAAAGAATTGGTGACTATTTTGGTCTGACTAGAATGAGAGTCTGCCAGATAGAAAAAACTATTCTAAAAAATATTAGAAAAGATAACGATTTGGGAACGCTTATTTAGAAGATTTGCTTTTCTTTGCCTTTTTAGGCTTAGGTTCTACTTTTGCGTCTTCAACGACTTTTTCGACCTTCTTAGCCTCTTCGACAACTGGCTCAGAGACCACATCATCCTCATCTTCATCGTCAAGATCGTCTCGACTATCTAGCTCAACGTCTAGCTCATCTTCAGAAGGGCTAGGATCATTTTTAGATAGCTCGGGAGCCACTTCTGGCTGAACTGTTGGGGAACCATCTGCGTCGGCTATAGACTTTAGTGTGTGAGCCTCGGTGTGGCTTAGGTTCTTCTCTGATAATACTCTGTTGATTGTTCTTCGTGTCATAGTGTGCTTTCGCCTCTGTCTATAAATATTACACTAAAAATAAAAAAAGGCGTATAATAATAATACGCCTTTTTCAAGTAATAAGAGTAGGATAACGCTATTTAGCTACTATCCTTCTTTTTTTTGTTCATTTCCTTCATAGCCTGAATACCATTCCCATTAGCATTCCCATGAGGAGGCTTTTTTGCCCTTATTTCTTTTTGTTTCTTTATGCTACCATGAATAATGTTTTTAATTAATTCCTGTGCATAATACAGTCCTTTCCTAGAGTTTATACCAGAACGCTTTGTTCCTTTTGTCAAGGTCTTTTTAAGATCTTTATCTATAGATTCCAATAGAACAAATAGCTCTTTCCAAGCATCTATTACTTCAAAATCTGGTGGTAGTTTTTTTTGTTTCATAAGTCCATATGTAGGCTTTTCCTAAAATATTTTGGAAACATTCGAATATTTCGACTATAAAGCCCTTCAAAAGAGTCGTCTAAGATATATGTTACTGCATAATCCTCAGCTGTTCTAATACTTCTTCCTCTTGCCTGAATTAAAGACTTAACAGCCTGGTAAGCATACCAGTAACGATACTTTTCCATTCTACTCTTAACTAGCCTATCACCAAGGTAGGGCCAGTTAATTTTGCAAACAATTTGAAAACGACTTAGATCATCCTTTAAGTCAAGACCCTCTGTAGACGATGGAGAAACCAATACTGTTGGCTTCTTTGACTTCATATGTTTTTCAATAATCTCTTCTCGATCATCTGAAGAGTGGAAAAGTAATCTCTTGTCATTAAGATTTTCCTCTATATATTTCGCAATCTTAAATGTTCTTGTATGAATTACTCCTTTTTCTTTAGAATGATCTGCCAAAACTGCTTTTATAGCATTTAGCATGTCTGGTAATGTATCGTCGATGTTAGTTGCGGACATGCTACCAACAGGGAAGTATATAACAGGAGTATTTTCAATTGGAAATGGTGAATCTATAGAGATAAACTCTGCATCTTTCAGTGGTATACCAACTGACTCACAATAAGCTTCTTTATTTAAAATCGTAGCAGAAAGCAAGAGGACCTTTTCCCCAAATTTGAACAGGTACTCTTCTGCATACATTCCTATATCAATAGGCTTGAATTCCAATTTTCTCCCACTCTTATTCCAAGATGGAATAAAGTTGAAGATCCAATTTTCAGAATCATACAACATCAAAAACTTTTCAATTTTTGATTTGTGCATATTTAGTCTATCCTGATTTGTGGATATTCTTTTTGCCTCATCTGAATCTTCCTGTCCGGCTTCTTGTAATTCCTTAATTTCCTTTTCAAGTTCCGCAATAGAGTCACATAAGGCAGGCTTATATGTGTCCTTTACCCATAAGAACGCACTTTCTTGATCTGTCATATCTAAGGGCATCTCGATTTCCAATATGGCTGAAGCGAACTTTTCACTTACGACAATTTCAATAAATTTACTTAGTTCATCTTCAATCGTGTGACATTCGTCTATGACTAAAAATTGCCTTGGCTGAATAAGCCCAACATAGGCAGTCTCTGTTAGGAAATATGGAAAGTTTGTAATGCTTAAATGTGAAGAAATAAAATCTCTTTTTGTTTTTTTGTACTTACAGTTAAATGAGCAGCTTTTATAAAATTTACTATCCTTATCTGCCTCTTTTAACAGTTGTAAACTTTCAGAGCACTTATTATTTTTGAAAAAATTGCAACCATAGTTTGAAGAAGACTTTATAGAAACAATCTTCCCCCTTGGTGGACCAAAGTCTTTTACGTACTGATCTTGAAGTATTTTTTGAGTTGTCAAAAACCAACTGCCTTTAGAGTATGTCTCTGCTGGCTTATGGTGATTTACCATATATTGAGACACAGCAACCCCCAATGGAGATTTTCCACACCCTGTCCCCATCTCTAAAATAACAAACTTCTTTCCTTTATTTATAAAAGCATCAAGAGCAAAATCTATACCCTCTTCTTGCTCTTTTCGAATTTTTGGAAAGGGAAAATATTTTTTATAGTCAAACTTCATGTACCTACTTTCTTTCTTTTACGTGATTTAAAAGAACTTAATTTTTTGTCAGCAATTCCAAGCTCAATTGCTCGATCTGCCGACATATAAACATCTGTCTTACTTTTCAGTAAATCTTCGATGTTTTTTACTGTCATTTTTGAGTTTTCTGCTAGAAGATCGTTACAAAGAGCTTCTAGCCTCTTTGTCTCTGCTAGCTCGCACTCGATATCGAAGATATTACCATCAACTGAGTTTGCAGTCAAGTGATACATGATACTGGCATTTTTGCCAACCTTCCGACACGTTCCAGCAGCCAAAAGCAACACACCAGCAGACATGATCTTTCCGACCCCAACTGTGTCTACAGGAATCTTGAATGACTGAACATACTTCATGGCATCATATAACGCAAACATGTCATAAACACTGCCGCCAAAAGTATTAATAATGATAGTGATTGGTTTTTTGGAACCAGTATCTTTAGCAGCCAAATTGAATAGCTGGGATATTGCTGTCGTTATAGGATTTTCGTCAACATCTGTTAAGAAAATAATTCTCTCTGACTCATCTTCCTGCGTTGCGTCATCCTTTTTCATTTAGACCTCTAACAAAGACTCTTCTGTAGATATGAGCGTTGCCCCATCCATCATTTCTTTAGTTAATTCTACAAACTTTATCATATTCTCTCTATTCTCAAGATTCAAAGAAAGATCGTGGATTATGTAATAGAGCTGTTTTTGGGAAACTCCAAACTCTAATATCTCTCTAACAATCTCTCTTGCTTCTTGAGACTCTATCATTACGTCTGAATTTTCGGATATACCATACGGTCTAATGCCCATGGTCGTATTATACTAAAATTTATCAGATTATTATCCAACATAATTATTTCTATCGAAAGAATCGATCTTAACAAGGGTCGGACCCTTGACCACCATCATCTTTCCATGAATGCTTCCCTCAACCTCTTCTTGGCTCAAAACGATGAACGAGCCCCAACGCTCCTCTTCTATGATGAATTCGACCTCCTCCCAGACTGAAACATCACAATTGTGTTGTTCCAATAGTCCAACAAAAATTTCTGGCAATCCATACTTCATATCATCTATAGTTCTAGAACTCTTAATGTTTTCCTTTCTAGTAATTTCTGAAACCCCTATTTCAACAACTTTGTGCACAATACCACAGTTATTACAGACTACAATCTTACTGATAACCTTGTTGTTTTCATCTATTATAGAGAATACTGGAAATTTATGCCATATTGGGTTTTTTAACTTTGTATACTGAGGGAGTATGCAATTGCACCCAATTAGGTGTCTGAGCCCAGTCTTTACTGTCGGGAAGCTGTATTCCTCAACGAAATCATCATCCTTATTCTTTTCGATTTTTTTCCTATTCTTTCTTGCCATGTATATAATTAGGTATATAGAGATTTTACGTCATGAAAACTATTACGCTAAAAGAAAATCATAACCGAAAAGTGCTTGAAGAGCAACTGTCAGAAGAAGATGTCTCAAGCTTGCTTGGGTATTTGGGAAAAATTGACAATTTGATGGCAGACATAGATGTTCCCGAAATCGACTCAAAAATTGATGATGCGAGAGAGTTTCTTAGCCAAGTTGAGGCCGGACAGAGAAAGACTGGTATCTTTAGTAAGAATAGAAGAGAAGCTAAGAAAAAAATGCAAGTTGTGCAAAACGTAACAATTCAGGTAGGAAATCTTCTTCAAAATATGAGAAAAATCGTTACTCTTACATCTAAAAATCTTGCGTCAGAACTTCAGAAAGGTGGATATGATGATGGTGACAATGTTTCTGATGTACTAAACCGTATTAGTCCTAGCATCAGCCAAAGAATGGAGCTGCACATCAAGGCAAATCTTAGCCCGAAATGGTTAAGGGGAAAGCCATCTGTCGATGCAGGAACCGCAGCTAGTCAAATAATGGCCTTACCATTCAGAACCTTCATGAAGCTTGTTCAGAAATCCTCAGCAAATAACTGGAAAGTTCCACAATCTGACAGTTCTGAAAAAGACGCCAAAGAAAATTCTGTTCACGATAAGGTTCTAAAAAGTCTTGGAATTGAGCCTGGTGAAGGAGGGCAAAAGAATCTTGGTCAAGCAATTAATCTACTAAAAAAGAACAAGCCTATGTCTAAAGGGTTTGTTGACGTATTGGACACACTTAAGGGTATTCTTGGACGAGATTTTGATCCAAAGGATCTACAAGCTGTCTATAAGGCACTTAAGTAATATCTGACATTATTGCAATCTCTGTAAATGCTAGAGATTTTGCCAAAGATATTCCATGATGAACAGCAGATAGTAAAGATATTGTTGGTCTCATTTTACAATATTCTTTAAACTCTGAGATTGTTGTACTTGGATCTACAATTCCCTTATCTAAAATACCTTTTACTAATCGAAGAGAGAAGTCTGTAGCTTCTAGCTCCTTGATAGCTTCTTGCTTTGTTTTGCTTCCAACCTTTAGGTGAATGGTGTGAGAGCATAGAGCCTTGATTCTCTTGCTGATAAGCTCTCCCTTTTCCTGTGATGACTCTTCTCTTCTTTTGCACAAGTCTGTCACATGATTGTTTACAGAGCTAACAAAGCTAGAATCGATTATGTTCAATTTTTCCTTAGTGCAAATTACCTGATCTATAATTGGAAAATCTTCATATACCATATTTGTTACAATATCGCCTTTCATTGTAGAACAAATATGACCTCCACAAACAATGGCAATATCTGATACTAGATTGATTGATTCAACCTCAAACGGAACCCTAATTGGACAAACATCCAATTTTTTGTTTGCCATTATGGTTGCAATTACCTCTTCTCCATAACCTCTAGCAACTAAGAGTAAAGGACAATTGTCATCATATGCTTTTGAGAAAATATTGTGAATCTCTGACTCCCTTTCTATAACACCATCAACAACAAATACTCGAACAGACTTCCTTTCCCACCGACCACCGTCTTCTGAACTAAATACCGGATATGTTGATACATCAAAATTGTAACCAGAAACAAGCTCTACAGAATACCCCTTATGAGAATGGGACGGAATAATATTTCCCTCAAGCCCAGACAGTTGGACTGCTTCAATTACCATGTCTGATATCCTCTTGTTTTTGCTGACAGACGAAACCAGCTTTACAATATCTTCCCATTTCGGACTAAGCTTATTTTTTTGAAGCTCTTTTTTAAAGTCATCATATCCAACATTTAGAGCTTTTTCAATTTGAATATGACTTTTTCCACCCTCTAACAATAAGAAGATATTCCTTATTGTTTTTAGAAAAAATGACAAAAACAAGTCTGTACTGTCAGGTCCTAACATCTCAGATCTGTAAGTTGCATCTAATATCTGTCCCTTTATAAGTCTCTCTAATGAGTTTCCGTTTTGTGTTTGCCTCAAATAAGTAAGAAGCCTTTCAGAAACGAAGACTTCATCATTATTTTGGTAAATGATTGATTCAACTTTTGTCAACTTTTCAATCTCGTTCAATACACTCTTTAGTGTATTGAGGTACTCTTTTTTCGAGATCGTTTTCGTATAATCAAACATATTTAGATTTTATCACATTTTTAATCTTTACAACAATGTCATAGGTCCTAAACATGAAATAAAGAGGAAATATATAAAACCAGAAATAGGCTGAGTTGATCTTCATACGCTTGTATGACGGGGGACAACGATATTCTTAACAATATCGTCATAACTATTGTTTACGTCTATATGGTCAAGATTATATCCACGAGAACTAAGAAGGCTGACTCGATCTCTAATCATTCCATCAAGAGTACCTTGATCAACGAAACCATCTTCAGAAGTGTAACCAATTGGATCATTAATGAAAAAATTTCTACTATTAACTAAAATGTTTATTGTAGTCTCTCTATCGTTATGATAGATTGGATCTTCATCTGAACAAAGTTCCTCCAATGTATCCCTAATGTCATATAGTGTTCTTTGTGTCATATTTTCCTAATAATATTTTCTGCGTTCATAAATGAAAGTTCTTTAGAAGAGACGGGTTTTGTCAATTTTAAAAAGACCTTGTTTCCATCGTCATCTATTCTTGAAATTACAGAATTCCACTCAACGATTTTGTCGTTTTTCTTCTTATATGGAAATACATCTATTTTATACCTCATCTTTATCTGTATCTCTAAAAAGGTTGGATGGTATTACTATTTCGACGTGTGGCGCGGGATAGTAATAATCATCAGGCAATTCACCATATGACTCTATCTCTTCAGAATGCTCGAAACATCTCCCATGCCGACTACACTTGAAAGAAAGGTTCTTGAAGAAGTTTTTTATCATTTCTTATCTGATCTCCAACCACGAAAGGTTGGAAATCTAAGAGAGCCGTCAGGTGTCTCTTCTTGATATCGAACTTCAGCAATCATTCCTCTAAAATTGCTACGGTCATCCCAAATCATTTTACGTTCCTCATCGCTAAACCCAGAACCAACGTTTACTAATACGCCCTTATTCTTTACAACGATTGCACCCAACGATCCAGAATACTTTCCGTCACCTTCTTCGAATCTAACAACCTCTAGATCTGCATCGAAAAATGCTTTCAACTTAGTGACATTGAATCCTCTTCCAAACTTATACTTGGTATGAAGTGTCTTAATCATTACCCCTTCATAACCTTGTGAGACATAAATGTCGTGCATGGTCTTTACTTTGTCTGGAGATACAATATCTCTTTTTACCACTCTAAGAAATCTACTCTGGGATTCTAAAGACATGTCTTCTAGGCGTTCTCTTGTCTCTTGACAAGTTAGTGTTGATTTTTGACTGATCCAGTCTTCATACGGCATCCAATCAAAAATGTGGTAAAAATGATCGGAAGTATCCGCGCCAGTTTTCTTTCTAAATTGAGAGACGGTTTGGGTAAAGTCTGAACCCATCAGCTCTCCATCAAAAACAATTTCCTTTGGAATTCTACCAGAGATAGTCAAATTTCCAATATCTCTAATGATTGTGTCTCGATAGTTGTCAGATATGCTTTTGCCGTTTCTAGAATAAAGAGTCGTAACCCCATTTTTGGAAACAGCAATGCATCGAACACCATCAAGCTTTGGTTCAGTTGCGACCAAGGATTCTTTAGAAACTCTTTTTTCTTCAAAAACCTTCGCAAGCTGAACCTTAAAGGTTGGAATCATGTCACCATAGACTTTGTTTGCCGTATTGGCGGTCATACCAATATTTAGATGCTTCTTTAGTACCCTTAGCATCCATTCAGCTCGGTCCTTATCAACCGTTTCTAAAAAAGAGACAACCTCTTTGATGGCAGCATTACCAGTAACCTCTCGCTCCTCAAGTCTGTCTAGAACAAGAAAGAACCCCTCCCAGACTTGATCGTCTACTGACTCACTATCTGGAAGGAACTTTTTAATTTTCGGGACCTTAGCCAAATGGTATTGCCTATATGGATTATAGGTATAATCAAGAGCTAGTCGAATAAGCGGAGAATCATTCTTTTTTAGAATCTCTTCTTTCTCACTTCTTTTTGAGGTTGAATTTACTTCTTGAAAAATCTCGTGTAATTGCATGGTGAATTTAGTCGGGGAATGCACTAATGTTAATATATCATGCATTCCCCTGGGCTAACTATCCTGGTCTAGTAGTAGCTTGTTGTTACTCTAGCACATTCAGGGCTCGATGTCAATCATATCTTGTCAAGACGACAGCTTCTGACCGAATCGGTCTTGCCATGATCCATTTGTCGCTATTCTCTTCTAAGAAATCATCAATAGCATTTTTGACACCCTTTTTTTGTGTGTCTTTAAACTCTGTTCCCAACTCTAGATCGTTATGAGTGTCTCTTGTTGAATAGTACAAGTCTCTTTCTGACCATCTTCCTTCATAGTCATCACAAATAACATGTCCACCTGGAGCTAAAAGATTGTCAATATGTTTCAGCTCTTCAAAAACGGTATGATAATTGTGATCTCCATCAATTAAGATTAGATCGAACTTATCTTCGCACTTAGGAAGCCAAGATAAAGAATTCTCTTTCAAATAAGATATATTTTGATCTTTGAGCATTAGGCATTGACCTAGAATGGCACAAAGATTTTCATCTCTTCGAATATCCAGTCCAACATATTTATATGGACCTCTAGTTACGCTAAAGTAATTCATTATTGGCAAAAGAGTTTGCCCAACATCAACACCAATTTCTAAAATACTAGGGTTTGGGTTTTTTGCAAAAACATTTTCTCTTATCCAAGGCGTGTAAACATGATATGGCATAAGCAATAGTATCAAACTTTTTGACTTATTTTATTTTTTTGTGTCCTTGGAAGGATTCGAACCCTCAAGATAAGATTTAGAAGATCTTTCTGCACTCCAATGCGCAAAGACGTGTTAAGAATGTGTTATTCTATTTGTTTTTTACAGGTGACGACAATGTAGGAATAGATGTAGGAATAACTGACTTGACCGAATTTCCTGTAAATGTAACCCAAACTATAGGAATCATCAACCCTAATATTATAGCAATGACAGTCCAAACTATTTTATCTGACCACTTTTTATTGCTCATTCTGATAATATAATCATCTGTTAGTGGCTTCATAGACTTGGTTAGGTTCTCAACGTTAGTTCTAAGCTCACCATCTCTTACTTCGTGCTCTGCCATCCACTCTTCAAGTCTATTCGTTTGACTCTCAGTTTGTCGAATCCTTGCATAAATGCCCTTATCTGGATGTTGCAAGGAATTACTAACATTCTTTACGTCATCACTGCATTCTTTTAATTTTTCACCAAACTGATCAAGCTTTTGATTAATCAAGTCAAACTGTCCCATGCCTTAAATATAGAATGGCATTACTTATCCTCGATCTCCACCATCGAAAATCTGGATTCTATCTCTCATAGAGGCTGGAAAGTCTTTCTTCAGTCGTTTTTCAATAAAATTTCTGGAATATTTCATAGATCTATGGCAAAGAATTAGGTTGTCTCCTTCAAATTTTTCACAATGAGAAATCATTTCCTTGTAATGAGTATGTCCGTATCTTCTACATCTATCGATAGTAGAATCGTCATCTGACCAGATCGTTACTTCATGAACAAGTGTTCTCGCTTTTCTTGCTCTTTCTTCAGATAATAAAAACTCAATTTTAGTATCACCAGGAACTGTTAGTAATGTCTCAGTCTTTGGATCCGTTACTTCAACACCCTTTTTCTTCAATGCTCCAATGTCAGCACCTTTAAGGCCAAGAAATTCTTTCTTTAATTTGTTAGTTGTTCGATCTACAGACCATCCCATAGAATCTATTCTGTGAAACGTCTCGACGCCATGTACTGTCAATCCCTGTTTTAATGTGATGCTATCACCCACCTTTTTACCCAAAACATTAGCTGGAAATGGCGGACCATGACCTCCATTAATCTTCCACCAAAGATGAAAGATACTTTTCAAGTCTTCCGATATGGATTTTGGGACGTATATGTTTATTGGAGGAAGTTTTTGCAAACTTCTTCTAGCTACAATGTTCGTTATTGCTCCGATGTGATCGGGGTGTCCGTGAGTAACGAATACATGATCGTACCTTAGACATGTCGGTATAACAGTTCCTGCATCGAACATTGCTCCAATTTCAGGGCAGCCAAACGATGTTCTGATTCCACCTTGTGCAAACCCCTCAAGAGTTAGTCCTGATAATTTTAATGTTTCCATATTATTTACCTAAGTGCTTTCTCACTGCTTCGTCTCGAATCGTTTCTGCTTCTGAATTTGTAAACATAAGATCGCAAACTTTACATTCAAATACTTCAACCTTGACTTCCAATAAAGTTTTAGATGCTCCATAGGGAAATGATTGAGACCTAGTAACTGGCCCTATAGTCGTCCCACCACAAGAAACGCAAATTTGATGACTCATATTACTCCTTAATCATAATGTATCATGATTGATGCTAGATGTCAACGATTCTATTTTGTATCCCCAACAGGACTTGAACCTGTATTGATCGCTTAGGAGGCGATTGTTCTATCCATTGAACTATGAGGATGTGTCTCCTTAGAACTTCTCGCCACTCTTATTGTCCCATGAGGTTATAACAAAAGTGCTATTGAGGACAAGGGTGAAAAGTGCAATGATAAACATCATTGCTGCACCCAAATCATCTAGAATAAATACATTTGCCACTAATATGGCGGGTACGCCAATACCCATCATGATATGAAATATGACTCTACCGTTCATGATATCGCCTTCTTATCAATCATCATGTCAATGTTTGCAATGATACAAATGGTATGAACAATAAAGTTGAGTGCTATTGAGTTGGGCTTAACAATTGTTTCATGAACATCTACGAGCATGTAGATACAATCCCAGTTCTTCTTTTTAGCTTTAATAAAAGCTCTTTCTATAGCTTTACATATTCCACTAGTTGCTAATTTCATAAA